TTGTTAAATTCAAAATATTTTATAAATATTTATACTTTTTTGTACTTTGTATTAATTTACTACTTATCTTTACTCTATCAAATCAAAATTAAAATTTAAAAACTATGAACACTTTATCTATTGCAATCCAATTATTAGGGGCTACAATCTTTACTGCTTTTATCTACAATGTAGTCTTATTAATCGTTAACCAATTAAAAACTAAATAACAATGGGACAATTCATTACACTACCTGAATTAATCGGTATTATTATCATTTGCTTACCTGTATATGCATTGGGCAAAACAATAATTGAAAGTATTAAACCAACAAACAAAAACAAATAACAATGAAAAAGAAAGTATTAAACGCACAGGAATTAATGGACTACTTATTAGAATTGCAAGAATATGGGCTAGACTTAAATACAATTTCATTGCATTATAGAGAGAATGACGACTCCGATGTTGAATTAATAACAGGAGTTTGCGAGGATTTATACGATGAAGAAACCAATTCTATTTTAGAGTCTATTTTATTTTACACATCAATAGAAGATTAATAACCAATAAAATTAAACACAATGAACACTACAACAACACCAACAACAAAAGAGGAAGTTATTAGCCTAATAATTGAGGCAATAAACAACCTTGATACCGAAGATTTAATACAATTAAACAACACATATTGTTGGAGGACTTCCGATGAGTCCGAAGTATATGGAAACGATGAAGAGTTTTTTAGTACTTTTTTTAGTACTAATTCTTTTGAGGCAGTTAGGTCAGCACATTTTGGAGATTGGAGGTTTCAAGATAACTATGTTCAATTCAATGGATACGGCAACCTTGTTTCTTTTAATTGCTTTGAGGTTAAAGATTTACCAGACTTGCCACAAAATATCGCAGAGGTTATACACGATAACCCTGATGAATTTTCTTTTTTAGACGGGTTTGAAGATTTAGAAGAAATTATAAATAACATTTAATAACCAATAAAACACCACAAAAATGACACAAATTAAAAGCATTGAGCACTTAATTAAAGAGTGTAAAGACAATCAAGAAGATTTTTTTATCTCATTTGGCTTTGCTAAATCTTCTAAATCCATAGAATACATAAGCGACCAGCAAGAATTTTATGTTATTAATGACATTGATGGCACTTATGACTATTTTGACGCTTTTGAGTTAGCGGAGTCAAATATTGGCAAAGCTATTTTTATCGGTAATTTTTACAAATATTAAAATACAATAAAATGACTACTAAAGTAAAATTTTTATACCACGAGAAGAACAATGATTTATTTGCATATTTCCCATATGAAGAATGGTGCAATGGTACTATGTCTTGTTACACGCCTATGGAGGGGCATTCTGCTTGTCATCCTTTGTATACATTAGAATGCAGAGAGGCGACATACATCGAGGCAAGAGATTTAAAAATAGAACTTTTGCAAATGGGTTATAAAATTAACATTTTAAATAAATGGGATGAGAAAAAGAGTACGGAATTAGAAGAGCAAATAAATGAAGCATTTTGGGCTATTAAATAACTAAATTTAACCATTGAACCTGTAGGGGTTGTTCGGTTCGTTGCCGACAATGGTTCTATTTTTAAATCAAAAACAAATACAATGAACTTTAAAATTGACAGCTATTATTTAGATGAACATACAAACGATCTTGTTTTGTATGTTGGAGACTCTATTTTTTGCACAGTTAATTGCTTAAATGGCAGAGGAGAAATTCCAAGCGATGAAGAAATAGAAGATATTATTTCGGATATTGAGTGGGAAGAAAATAGATACAAGTCTAAAAGCTGGTCTGAATATTTAGCAAAATAAGACTAAATAAAGGCTTTATTTTTTCGGTTGATATCTTTATATTAACCACAAAAGATAAGCCAAATTTGAGGCTTTAAATAGGAAATAAATAGGTCTTTTGCTTATTAGTCAATAGTATGTCAATAGCATATCTAATGTGTACTTTTTACACATACAATTGTTAGTTGATATGCAAACTAATTGCAACTATAATATAGTCGCAAAAACCTGCCAAAAACCCTATGCAAAAACTCCCCAAAAAACCCACAAAAACTCCACGCAAAAATCTGGGCTAAAAATCCCACAAAAAACATTTCACAAAATTTTAACACAAAAACTTCAAAATATTCCAAAAACTTTCTAATTTTACCAAAACTTTTAAACTTAAACAAAACAACATGAAAAAATTTGAATTTATCTGCAAGACAGATTTAGTAACTGGTGACAAGGTTTACCTAACTAGAGAAGATGGTGTATATGTGCCATCTAGCTTAAGACTTAACAAGGATCAAGCATATGACATATTCATAAAGCTATCTAATCAAGAGGCGTTAGAGATTTTCGAAGTACTAGAGACAAAAACTTCCCCCAACGAATAAAACAAAAAACCCCTAAAAACCCATGAACAAGATTACTCAAGACTTAAAAAGAAAAGGAGTTAAAGAAGAACTAACCTATGTAAATTCTAATGGTAAAATTTCAAAGCGTTTTACCTATAAAGGAATGATTATCAAATGGGATAATTTCATCCTAAATGGCAAGTTCTACTATTGGAGAGCCTCTTTCTATGCAAGTCTTGAGGCTTGTATCAGTGGGATTGACAGACACATTAACCATTTTAAAAAGTAAACTATGATTGAGGTAAAGGATTATAGATCCATGATTAGACATGGAGACATCAAAAAACTCATGCAACTAACAGGCTTGAGTAGGTATTTAATTGAAACAAGAATTGAGAAAGGAGATTGGGAAATGCACGAAATCCTAAAAACCTATTTTGAGAAAAGATTAGAAACACTTAAAAATCAGTTAAATGAATACACAGAAAGTTAAGAGAGTGCCAAGAGGAACATTATTAGCACATAAGAGACTTGAATTAGATAGTCAAGTATATAACCAAGTAATTGAAATTGTGGCAAATGAATTCGGACTGCCAGTTAGCAAGATGATATGTAAAAGAAGAAATTTTGAGCTTGTAATGGCTAGAAATATGGCTTTTTATATTTTACATACAACATATAGACAAAGAGCATCACAAATTGGACCATATTTTCACAGAGATAGAACTACAGTATTACACGCAGTAAATAACTTTAGTAGAGATTTAAGATACATACCTTTTTATATGGAAAGATATGAATCAATATTAAAAACTCTTGGAAGATTACCAGAAACAATATACGCCTTACAATAAACCATAAACCAACACAATATGTTATCAAATTTCCACCTAATGTCAGATAATGACAAAAAACTCTTAGTTGCAAAAATCTTGCACGAGATTAACTATTCACAAGCTTCGTTTGATCTAATCACTTCGTTGATTAAAGTTTGGGAACAATACCCAACCAGACAAGCTCAATTCTTTAACACACAAAACACATACAATGGAATTACAAAAAACTAACCCAAGCTACGAGTTAATCAATAAGGACTCGATGCTTCAATTATCTAATGAGCTTTCTAAACTTATCAAAGAAAAAGGATTAAGCTCAAACATTCAAGGCAAACAATTCGTTAATGTAGAAGGATGGCAATTTGCGGGTGCTTCTTTAGGATTGATGCCAATTATTACAGACACAAAAGACTTATCTAATGAGACTACTATTAAATACATGGCTACTTGTGAAGTCCGCAATATTAATACTGGCAATGTTGTTGCTACTGGTATTGCCTTATGTTCCAATGCCGAAAAAACTAAAAGGTACTTTGACGAGTATGCTATTTTATCTATGGCACAAACTAGAGCAATCGGTAAGGCGTATCGTAATCTCTTGGCTTGGTTAATGAAAGCTGCTGGATTCGAAGCTACACCTGCTGAGGAGATGGACTTTGCAGTCGAAGCTCCCAAAAAACCTGCTGAAACTGTTAATGAAATGATAGTTGAAATTATGGAAGAAGAGATAAATCGTGATGATTTAATGATGAAAGTTGCTAAGTGTACTAAGGTTAAGCAATTGACTGATTTATATTTTACTTATAAACAAGCATTTGATGGTGATCAAACTTTATTGTCAGTATTGAAAGCTAAAAAAGAAAACATAACTCAAAAATAAAAATCATGTTTCAAACTAGCGGCACATATACAACTTATCCAGCTTCAACATCTTTTGTTGAAATGCCTTTTACTAACATTTTAATTATAGAAATCCCATTTGAATTTACCACTGAATATATTTCTAAAATAAAACAAGAAGTGTCAAATCCTTATTTAATTTTTATTGTAAACCCTAATTTAAAGGAAGTAAAAACTACATTAATTACACAAAAATAAACAACATGAGTTTAGAATTATTACCTAAAGTAGAACTTAGTAGCATTGAGCCTACTAAATTCAATATTGAACTATTAAAGCAGACTATCGTTGCTCACTTCAGAGAATCAGGTGAATCACCTTTAGAGATGTTAGTTAAGTCTGAAGCTTTACAACAGCTTTTAGATGGTATTAGATCCGAATTAAAGGAAGATGTTATCGCTGAACTAGACAAGTACCCACAAGGTAAAGCTGATGTCTTAGGAGCTGAATTAGCTAGAATGGAATCAGGTGTTAAGTATGCCTATGATGGTGATTACACATGGCAAAAACTTAACCAAGAAGTTGAAGCAGTTAAGTATAAGCTAAAGGAAAGAGAAGCTTTGCTTAAAGCAATCAAAGAGCCATTGGTTGATCCTGAAACTGGTGAGATGATTTATCCTGCACCTAAGTATAGTACAACCACATTTAAAATCAGCTTAAAGAAATAACTATGCGTTTAGGCACATACACCGATACACTTGAACTAGAGAATGAGATGCTTAGAGATAAGGTCAAAAAACTTCAAGAGCAATTAGACTTATTCTTAGAAGCTGAAAGAAAGGTTAAAAGCCTTATGGATGATTCTTATAAGTTAGATCAAGGCATCGTAAACATGATGAACACATTTAGAAGAAATCAATCTTATTAAACTTATAGCCCCCTACATTTATTATTAACTTAGTGGTGTTAGTTATGTCGAATCATGGGGGCTTTTTTAAACTTAAACTATGAAAACATTTAGTACAATATTTACAGTAATATTATCTTTAAGTTCTATATATTTTATATGGAATAAGGATACAGAAACTGCTATTCTTTTAATGATTTATGCAACATTTCATAAACTAGACACAAAAGATTAAATATGAAATTCATTAAATTCTTTTTGATAAGTGCACCATTAGCTATAGCTTTACTTGTATCAGCAAACATTTACTTTGAATTAAAACGATTATATAATGGGTTTAGAGTTAGAGCCTAATGGATTTGAAAACAACATTAAAGTACGCATGATATTTACAGACGATAAAACGGAAATATGGTTTCAATCTATAGCGGCAGCGAGTAGGAAAACAAGTATTAATCCTAAGACAATAAGAGATGGTTTGAATCCTGTAGCCAAAAAGAGGTTTACCTACGATGGCAGACCTATAGTCTTTAGAATTAAGAAATAATTACCTTTGTAGTGAGTGTCGGATACTCATTTAGAACTTATTGCCCTTGAGATGAACCCCCAATCCGACTGGGGGGAATTTGATAGGGCTCTTTTATTTTATGAATAGAGATTTTAAGGGAGTTTGGATTCCCAAAGACATCTGGCTTGATGAAAACCTAACATGGATGGAAAAACTTTTGTTAGTAGAGATTGATAGCTTAGATGCAGAAAAAGGATGCTTTGCATCAAACGATTACTTTGCCAAGTTTTTTCAGTTGAGTAAATCAAGAATTAGTGATTTAATTGGTCAGTTAGTAAACAAGGGATATATCACTACATTTTTAGTTTATGAAGGCAAACAGGTTAAAAGAAGAGAAATTACTATGGTTATACCTATTCGGAAATTCGAAGGGGGTATTCGGAAAACCGAAGAGGGGTATTCGGAAAATGCTCAAGATAATAATACATTAGTTAATAATACAATTAGTAATAATACTAATAAGTTATATAGTCATAAAGAATCTTTTGTGAATAGAGTAGATGAGTTTAAAGATAAACTAGGTAATCAATATGAATCATTCATTAGTTACTGGACTGAAGCTAATGATAAAGGTAAAATGAGATTTCAGGATCAAAAATTCTTTGACATTAGTAGAAGAATAGCTACATGGATAAAGAACTCAAAAAACTTTCAGCCAATAAATCAAGAAACACCTAAAATAAAGCTTAAATGATACACGAACTTAGAAACACTATTGATGTAGAAACTCCACTTGGCTATGGAAAGGCTATAGCCTGGATTGACTACGGATCACAAGTCAATACAGTATGGAAGGTTGTGCTTTACGCTGATGGTAGAGTTCGTAACTTTTACGATGATGATATTTTAGTTTACCCTAATAAAATGGATGGAGGTGATATTAATACAAGCACAAATAATAAAAAAAAGTAAGTTTCCAATAGAATCACAGCATGGATACCATGTCAAGAAAATCAAAGGAATTTACTACCTAATCAAAACATCAAAAATAGAATTAAAATACTCAAGATGATAGAAGCTACTAACCTACCTAAAAATACCGAACTAGAAAAGAATATACTTGGATCATTATTAATAGATAAGAATGCTTTACCATTAGTAATAGGATTGCTTAATGAAGATGTTTTCTATGACCTTAAACACAAGAAGATATTTTCTACTATTAAATCCATGTTTGATAAGCATATTGCCATAGACATCACCACTATAGCCCAAAAACTACAAGGCGATAAAGCTATGGATGAGGTTGGTGGTGCTTACTACCTATCTAAACTTACGGACAATATAGTACATACTAACCACCTTAATACGCATATTGAGATGGTAGTGGAGCTGTACAAGAAACGACAAGCCTACCTAACCCTGATTCAAAAATCTAGTGAGTTCTTACATCCTGATACTGAATCACTTGACTCAATAAGTTCACTAATTAGTAAACTTTTAGGTTTACAAGAGTTTGGTAATATCTACGAACAGACTATAGACCAAATAGTTATGCAAGTAATCACTAAGCGTGACATGGCTAATAAAGGTGAGTTATTAGGGTTTGATACTGGATTTACAGAGCTCAACTCTACCATTGGGGGATGGTGTGCTCCTGACATGGTTGTAGTAGCTGCTAGACCAGGTGCAGGTAAGACTGCCTTCATGCTTTCTTCGGTTTATCACTTAGCTATTGTTAAAAGCGTTTCTACGGCTATTTTTAGCCTCGAAATGAGCTCCGAACAGCTAGTTGAAAGGTTAGAGTCAATAAGCTCACAAGTGCCCTTAAAACGCCTTAGAATTAATATTTTGAATGACTACGAAAAAGAGGTAGTTATGAAGGCTGATGACCAGATTATTCAGGCACCTATCTACATAGACGATACAGGTGGTTTAAATATCAGTCAGTTAAGGGCTAAAGCTACCATTTTGAAGCAGAAATATGGCATTAAGGTGATTTTTATAGACTATTTACAGCTTATGTCAGGTCAAGGTAAGTCTAACCAAAATAGAGAACAAGAGGTTAGCACAATAAGTAGGAACATTAAGGCGTTAGCTAAAGAGTTGGGAGTTCCGATTATTGCTTTGTCTCAGTTAAGTAGAAGAGTAGAGGAAAGGGCTGACAAGATACCTCAGCTTTCTGATCTTAGAGAATCAGGATCTATCGAACAAGACGCTGACATAGTAGTGATGCTTATGCGACCTGAGTATTATGAGATGCAAGAGTCAGTAGAGATTAAGGGTAAAGAATACCATCCTAATGGACTTGTCATCTGTAAGGTAGAAAAGAATAGACATGGCATTACAACAAACATTCCTTTAAGATTTATAGGAGAAACAATAACCATACAAAACCATAACGAATGAGAGAAGAGTACATCGAAATGCATGATGCCATAGTCAAAATGAAGCTCAATGCAAACATGAATGAAATTGAATTAAAAAGATTTACTGAGCAATTGTCCAGTATTTTATCTAAAAAACAAGACAATGGAAAGACCGAATCCGAGCAACTACCGAAACAAAAGAAAGTTCGAGATAGACCTAGCAAAATATGAGGATGGTACATATAACGCCTTAAGATTATTTGCTAAGAATACTAAGATTATGGTCATAACAGACCTAAAAGCCTTACAAAGAGGTTATATATGGTTGGAGTATGAGAGAGATGGTAAGCCATCAGGCATAGCAGACACAAGGGTAGAGTTCTTTGCTATAAACCTTGATGTTAGGCATAGAATCTACTTTATGAGAGCAGACTTACTAAGGCAAAAAGCTCGTAGATACTTCAAGATTAGTAAGCTAAAATACAAGGATAAGGTACGATATGTGAAGATGCATATGACTGAGTTTATACGCTGGGAATGATTAAAAATTAAAAATATGAAAATAGTACAAGAATTTAAAAATTATGTTGTTTATGAAAACGGAGTTATTGTAAACACAAAAACAAAT